CAGGTCTGGAAGTAACGATTCCTGAGACTCATTGTCTGTACAACTTTACAGACTTATAAGGAGGTTAGAAAATGAGAAGTGACGTAATTAATGAAAGCAGTGGTAGTTACGGGAAATTTGACTTTGTTACATATTCCAAAGACATAGCTTTTGCGTCTGGAAAATGGCAAGACCTAGTTAGAAATGGCGTATTAACATCGTTAGATGTAAATGATGCCACCGTAGATGCTGGTATAACTCTAGTTAAAAACTATGAGTATGTATCAGCGTGGACATGTGATGCAGCATCAGCACTAACAATGCCAGCGGCAGAAGAAGGAGTTATGATAACATGGGTTCAGGAAGCATTAGCTGACGGAGCTTATGCAGCGGTCTTCACTTGTGCTAGTGGTGATACATTTGAACCTTATCAAGAAGTTCATATCGGCACTGGAATACCAGCATTGCAAGATTCATCAGTGGCAGCAGATAGTGTACTTACAATAACCCAAGCAGCTACAAATGGTGGTTGGGGAGCAATAGGAAGTACATTGATGTTCTATTGTAAGAATGATGGTGAATGGCTTGTGAGGGTTGACAGTATCTCAACTGGTTCTGGAGCAACTGGAACTATTGCTTTTAGCTAATCCAAATTCATAAGGATTAACAGTTAATAGAACTGTGGGGCAGGTCGTATAAAGGACTTGCCCCAAATCTATAAAGATTTTAAAACCAAGATGCCCATGAGATAGCCAAGCTCGGCAAGGCATCGTAACTTAGGAGAAATAATATGGCAGGCGGAGTACATAAATACACAGTATCAGAAGCTAATAATCTTTCATTAGGACAGGCAGGATTAGATGTTATAGTCACTGGAGACCCTGCAGAAACAGGTAATTGGGTAGCAGTAAAAGCATTTAATGGTGATATAAGGGTAACTACATTAAATTCAGTAGGAGACGGCCTTACTTCAGTAACTATTACACAAGGTGATGTAGTATTTGGGCCATTTACCTCAGTAGCATGTTCCGCTGGTTCCCCTGGTATATGTTTAGCATATAGAGGTTAGGTATGAGAAAATATACTGTACAAGAATCTAATAACATTGCATTAGGTCAATTAGGATTTGATGATTTAGCCGCAGGTACACATACTGGTACTTGGGTTGCAATAAAAGCTGTTGGCGGAAGAGCTTCATTAGGAAATTTAGAGGTATCTATTGGAGATGATATAAGTACAACTGGCTCATTTGGTGCTACATTAGTACTTGATGATGGAGAAATATTATATGCTCCTTTTAATTCAATAATAGTTATAACAGTTGCTACCAATGGTGCCTTAATTGCATATAGAGGATAGTTGTGCTTGGGTTAATTAATTCTTTAAAAATATTTAAAAGAGAAGCCCCTATTCAATATATTAAGGATGGGCTCAAACTCTATATGCCATATAAAAAGAATGATACAGTCCAATTCGTAGGCACAGGTTCTACCAGTTTTGATGGTACTAATGATTATATAGCTTGTGGTTCAGATTCTTCATTGGATAACATATTTGCTGGTGGTGGTACAGTAAGTGCTTGGATAAAGGCTAATGGTTGGGGCGAATCAGATACTGGAAGAATAGCATCAAAATCAAATTCAAATGATATTGGCTGGAATATATTTATAGAACTAGGTGGCAGTAGATTGTATTTAAGAAGTGATTGGTCTACTACAGATATGTTACGATACGCATCAAGTGCTATCACTCTCGGTCAATGGCATCATATAGCAATTACCTACGATTCAACAGCATCTGCTGGAACTGACCCAGTTATTTATGTAGATGGAGTCTCTCAAACATTAAGTGGAACTGCATCTGAGGGAACAGTAGTAGATGATGCAGGTAGTAATCTTGAGATTGGGCATCGTGCTGGTGGCGATGATAGAGAATGGGACGGCTCTATAAAAAACTGTGCCATCTGGAATCGTGCTTTAACTGCTACTGAAGTACAGAATGTGATGTATAAGCAGTATAATGAAATACCAACATCTTCAAGACTTACAGATGGTCTTGTGAGTTGGTGGGCTTTGGATGCTACGAGCTTGGGAAGTGAGTTAGTAAGTGATGTTGATACATATGATGCATCTGCTTTGTCTTCAACATGGCAAGGAGGAAGTGGTGCAACTATTTCATTGGTAGATGGTATAGGTGGAAGGGATAATGTATTAAAAGTTTTATGTGATGGTTCTGACGATGAAAATGCTGAAACTACACAAGCTATCAGCTTGACAACTGGGAAGGCTTATCAATTATCATTTGATTTTTATGTCCCAAGGGGTCAGACTGTCACTGGTGTAAGTGTATATGCAAGGAATGGTGGTTCAGCTGGCAGCCCTTCTTCATTTGAAACACACATTACACCCACTGCTAACACTTGGACAAGTAAAACAATATCTTTTGTTCCTACAGGAACAACTGATGATATTAGATTCTTAGTTTCAGATGGCTCAGGAGCCACAAGCGATGATAAAAATTCGTTTTATCTTGATAATGTTTCATTTAAGGAAGTCCAAATAGAAGACCTTAAAGGTTCTAATGAAGGTTCTATATATGGAGCGACTATAGATACAGATGTTTATGGCTCTGACACCCCTGTAAAGCCAAGAGCCATAGATAACGCACCTACAGTACAAGCAGATGCGATTGGTGCTGGGAGTGCGAGTTTTGATGGTGCAGATGATTATATAGCGTGTGGTACTGGTATTGGTGATACTATAGGGGATAACTATAATGGGGCTTTAACTGTATCTATGTGGTTTAAGGCTGATGTTGTAGCTGGTGATGATGGGTTTTTTGGTATTGGAGGTTTTGCAGGGAATGGTGAATTTGATATAATGATGATGGGTAGTGTTATTTACGGAGGTTTAAATGCTTTTGGATGGAGGCAGTATTTTGCCTTTACAGATACAACTTCTTGGCATCATTTAGCCGTAGTAGCCGATATTGCTGGTGGGGAGTCTGCTTGTTCAATGTACCTTGATGGAGTAAAGAAAAGCACTTCTACTGCTGGTAGTTTCCCAAGTGCATCAGATATGGATTTTAATGGGTTAGAGACAAGGTTTGGGCAGTATGGTAATACTGCTCAGAGTTATTTTTTTGATGGCAACATCTGTCAAGTAGGTATATGGGATGCAGTCCTCACCCAAGCACAAATCCAGAGTATAATGGAAAAGACATATGAAGAATTGACTGCATCAGAGAAAGAAGACTTAGTCTCATATTGGGCATTGGATGAAACTATAGAATCAAGTGGTAGTGGTGCAAGTGTTGTATACGATAAAGTAGATACGACTTTAGGGAGTGATGTTATTACAAATGGTTCAATGGAATTAGACTCTGATTGGATAAGTGTAGGAAGTGTGACTACAAATGAACAAAGTAAGACACAGAAGTATTCTGGTAGTTATTCAAGGAGAATGGTTACTGCTGACTCTGGATGGACTGGAATAAAAGCAACAGGAATAAGTGTTACGCAGGGCGCAGTTTATAAATTGACTTATTATATATATGGGGTGTCTGGTTCATCTGTTCGTGTTGGATTTTATTCAACAGGGGGATGGGCAACGAAGGCAGATGGTTCTGCTTTTGAAAACTCATCGGAGGGATATACAAATGGTTCTTGGACGGAGAAAATAATTTATATTAAGACTACTGGGACAGGTGATGTTACAGGTGGGAGTCTCCAGTTTCGGAGTTATGCCAGTGTCCTTGAAGTGTATATAGACAATGTGTCTTTAGAAAAAATTGGTGGTAATCATGGGGTACTAGTCTAATGGCTACTACAATAGCATTAACATCTGCTGCTGGAACAAACGCACCTTACAAACTCGGCTCTCCTCCAGATTTTGGTACTCTCTATAGTGGAAGGGCATTAGAGTTTGATGGTGCTACAGATTATGTAAGCACTTCTTTTACTGGCATAACATCATTCCCCTTTACTTTTTCAGTTTGGGTGTATGTAGAGAGTCATAGTACTACTGGTAATATTATGTGTTTAGCAGATTCCGATTCTAATCCAAGATATACATTAGATGTAACAAGCGACCAGTATTTACGAGCATATGCACATGATGGTACTACTTATGGCTCTGTTACGCATGGGGATACCTCTACTGCAAAAGATTTAAATGATGGGAAATGGCATTATGTAGTAGCTGTTTTTGATACGAGTAATGTACAGAGAATATATTTAGATGGAGTTTTGATTGAAACAGGTGCTCTTGATGAAACATTTAATACTGATGCAAATGAATTTAATTTAAGTACACATCAAACAGCTACTCCTGAAGCATTTTTTAATGGCAAGATAACCAATGCTCAAGTATGGGACAAGGTTTGGTCTTTATCAGATGTACAATATGACTATACCCACCCAGAGAAACTAATCACACACAATAGTGCAGTAACATCTGGTACTACCATATCCAATCTCAAGGCTTGGTATCCTTGTACAGAAGGTAATCCTCGTTCACCCCAGACTACAGTATATGATGGTTCTCCGAAAGAGTTGGGGAGTGAGTTAGTAACTAATGGAGATTTATCATCAAATCCATTTGCTCACGCTACAGATTACAGTGGTGGATGGAGTGATACATCAATAGGAAGTTCTGAGGCTACTTGGTCATCAGGAAATCAAACAATATCTATTATTGGTGATGGTGGTGGCTCAAACAGAGGGAATGCAACTATGAGAATAACAGCAGTTTCTGGAAAAGTATATAAAATATCATATACTAACTCTACAACTCCTGCTAATTCAAATTTAAGAGTTGGTACAGTAAACTCTTGGTCTTCGAGTGATGTTGTTAGCATTACTCCATCATCTAACGAAGTACATTATTTCAGAAGTACTGTTAGTGCTTATTTGTATATTACATTCTCAACTTATGATGCAAATATTTGGACTTTTGGAAATGTTTCTGTCAAAGAAGTCCAAATGGGCAATCATGGTACTACTACTTTTGTAGGGCTTGAACAGATAAGTGCTACGAATGATAGAACTTTTGCTGGTGCTTCTAATTGGCAAGATGATGCTACATCTGCTAATCAATGGGCAGAAGATAGTGGTACATATAATGAATCAGCTACATCTGGGGCTGACGAAGATGAATTGTTTACAGATAATTATTTAGAATTAATTGCAACAAGTGATGGTTCAGACAAAAGAAATGCATATTTAGATGGTGCTCATTGGGAAGATGGTGATGGGGCAAGTGGTGAGGCAATGGTAGCTGGAAGAACATATAGATTAAGTTATTCTATTGATTTAACTGCATATACATCTGGGACACTAACGGTAGGATTCGCTACTGCTGACCGAGCTACAATAGATACAGACTATGTTAGAACATACACTAGCACTCAGCAAGCAGTAACACATACTATTGACTTTGTATATGATGGTACTACAAATCATGCTATACTTATAATTAGTGCATCTACATCAAGTGCATTTACAGTTTATTTTGACAATTTTAGTATCAAAGAAGTAGGTGTCGCCTCTGGTTGGACAACTGCCGATGCAGAGCCTTTAATTCCACAGACAGCTTTGATGGGTATGAGTAAGCCTATGGTCATGGATGGGATTGATGATTATCTAACAAAAGCAGTTTCTAATTATAGGGCATCAGATTCAAGTGGAACAATATCTGCTTGGGTGAAATGTCCAAGTAGTGTAACAACTGGAGCTATTTTCGGTACTTCTGATACTGGTACTGATGATTATTATCTTAATTTAGCTATGTATTCAGGAGAGCTAAATTTATGGGAAAAGAATAATGATACTGATACACAGGTAAAAAGTACTACAAGTATTAATGATGATAAACTACATCATTGTGTATTAACTGCCGATGGTTCTGCTTATAAATTATATATAGATGGTGCTTTAGAAACATTAGCAACATCTACAGAAAATGATGGTAAATGGTTAAATGTAACTGGAGATGCAGAAAGAGATAATATTACTATTGGAGTATTAAAAAGGGGTAGTCTTACTGGTTATTGGAATGGATATATAAATGAAGTATCTATATGGAATGATGATTTAACTCTTGCAGAAGTACAAGAACTATTTAATGATGGTGTGGCTTTAGATGCTACTACTCATTCAGCATCATCAGAACTTGTAGGATACTGGAGAAATGATGGGGCATCTACTTGGACAGATTTAGAAGGCTCAGATGACTTAACTGCTTCTGGTTCTCCAGAAACAATCCTCCTCCCAGAAGGCACTACCTCTGGCAAAGACATATTAGGCTTTCCACTAACACATACGAATAATGGGTGGCTGAATCTTGATAGAGGTTTTGTAAAAGTAAAAGATGAAGGTGTGATGGTATTAGATAATAGCCCATTTACAGTAGAGTTTTGGTTAAAAAGGCATGGTGTAAATTTGACAGATAAGAGTTGTTATCCTCTTGGTAAATATAGAAACTCCCAAAATAATTGGTCTGTTTCTTTAAATAAGTATGATGATTTACTGTTTTGGGCTGAAGTGGGTAATGTTGCTTGTATACAATGTCAAATTGATGCAACTGGTGAAGCACAGGATTATCATGATGAAGATTGGCATCATTTTGCTTTTACAGCAGAAAGGGAAACTGCCGACCCATCTACAAAGTTAATATGGTATGTTGATGGAACTGCTTATTCGGGGAGTTATGAAGAGAGATTAAATACTATTACTTCTCTTGATATAGATGCAGATTTAGGTATTGGTACATATGCAGCAGGGTCTCCAGATTCTAATGTTCCAGTACCACAAACACTTGATGAGGTTAGGATTTATAAAAGAGCATTATCAGCAACAGAAGTCTTAAAAAATTATAATCACGGGTTAAGCAAACATTCAAATTAGGAAATATTATGGCACATTACGAATTATACATCTGTTTAAAGAAAGTTACTTACGAGTCACAGATACCAACTGTACTCCAATCTAAGTTAGGTTGG